GCAGTAGCTCTAGATAAGAATAACATGTTTTCTTCAATAGCACCTTGCTTGTCTAGTTGCTTAAGTATTTCATCGAAATCACCTAAAGCACCTGAACCAGGAGCAGCAGCACCAGCAAATCCAGAATATATATTACCTCTATCTTCGATAGCAGCAAATAAACCTTCAGTACCTTTTATACCTTGTTGTGCACCACCAACGGCACCTTCACCACCAAAAGGCTGATCAGCAGTAGCCATTTTAACACCTTCTACCATTGACATTTCAAGGTAATCTTCAAATCTTAATCTTGTTTCAGATTCAGCTTTTAGATACCATAAGTAACCAGATTGACCATCTTCAGTAGATACTTCAATCCAGCCAATTTGAGCAACATCAGAACCACTTAATTCATAATTATCTTTAAGGATAATTGGAGAGTTAGTGAAAGTAGTAGCTTTAGGAGTAATAGCTCCAGCCATACCTACAGTGCCTTTTCCAAATTCAGAACCATAAACGAATAAGCTGTTATTAGCACTAATTAAAGCGCCACCTACTAAAGTAGCCCCTTCATAGCTAGTACAAGTTAAAACATTTGAAGTAGCACCAGTTACGTTGGTTACTAAAAGTTTAGCAGTAACTAATCCAGTAGCATTATCAGAAACTAAAATTGTATTACCAATCCTTACAGCACCTGTAGCTTGACCACCGGGCAAAGCAATAGTTACTGTATATACTGGATCAGCGACTGCTGCAACAGTTACAGAGTCATAAGCAATGTGTAATCTATTTTGTTCAGACCAAATAACTTGATCAGATGTCATTGGCATTTCAGCGCCAACCATTCTCAAGAAACCACCTAATGTTCGGTTTCCGTATCTTTCTACTTCAGCTTCGTAAAGCTCAGGTAGATATTGTTGTGCCCAGGCATTAAACCCGCCAGCTGCATCTTGGAAATTAATATAGTTTCCTTCTACAGTGACTTTATTAGGCATTGGAGTAATAGAAGCTGGAAAGCCTCCTCCTGATAAACTCATAATTTTTATTTTTTAGTTGTTGTTGTTTTTTGTTTTTATTTTCAACTTAGAACTATCTGCGCCAGTGATTGCACGTACTTTTAATCCATTAATAAACATATCACCATTAGCTTGTGGCCTAGGTTCATTTGTTATATTCTTAGATTTAGCCATCATATTCTTTACAGCATCGGCTTTACCTTGCTCATAGAAATGATTAGCAATAGTATCTGCATTTTCAGCAGCGTAAATAGCTTTGTGATAACCTACAGTATCAACAACTTCTCCCTCTTTGTTTAAGAACTTCTTAACAAACGTGTTTAAGTTTGACTGTTTTTCAGCGACATCATTAGCATTTGATATTTTATACCTAAATTTCTTTTCACCTAAATCAAAATCGAAACCTTCGAAATTATCAGTGAAATAATCATTAGTTTTATTTTTAAATGACTCATGATGCTTTTCAGCTATTTGTTGTTCTTTGTTGTATCTATTGAAAAAATCCATAGCTTTTTTTTGTTCCTGAGTAACGCCCGGTCTCAACTTGATCTCGTCGTAATATTTACTCTTGGTTTCTTCCAAAAAGTTTTTGGCTTTTGCAATTTCTTCTTTAAAAGCAAGTTTCTTTTTCTTTATATCTCGCTCTTCGTCCATGTCTTCATCATATGAAAAATTATCATCCATTATGAATTCTATTTCTTCTTGATTAAGATGTGACTTAGTATTTTTATAATATTCTCTAAGCAAAGCGTTGTCATCAACATTAGAATAATCTCTATTTAATCTAACATAATCCTCAACGTTACCACCTGTTTCCTCCATAAAAGAAACTAATTTTTCGATGTTTTCAGGTAGTTGTTTACCTAAGACCTTTTCATCTCTTACAGCTTCTTTATATTCGTTCTCTATTTTTTTAGTTTCATCTTCTATTATTTCTAGTATAGGAGATTCTACTGTTTTCTCTGGGGTGGACCGTACTTCTTCAACCACTTCTTTGCTACTTGTCTCGTTTTTCTTTTCTTCGACAATAACATTGCTATCATTTGTTTCTTGTGTTTGAACGGCATCTTTTATTTCTTCTTTTATTTCTTCTTTAACTTCTTCTTTTTTACCTAAATCTACTTTATGAATTTCATTTGATTTAGCTTTTATAGAAGGCTTTTTAGCTTTAACCTTTAAAGGCTTAACTTCTTCTTTTTGTGACATAATATAATATAATAATTAATAATAATTACTAAGTATTAACCTAGTAATGGGTTTTGTTGATTTTGTTCGAAATCAGTTGGTAATAAATCGTTTTTTCTTTGGTCAATCATTTTGCTTTGTTGAGTGGCTTGAATTCTAGTTCTTTCGTCTTTACGATCTTCAATCATTTTTTCTTTTGCATCTATTTGCTGAGTTTCCATTTGTTTTAATTTAATATCAAACTGATACCTTAACTCTAACAATTGTCTATCAATCTCTGCTTTTTGTTGCATTTTATTAATCTCAAACTGAGACTTAGCTTGTTCAACTTGTACTTCTGTTTCTGCTAAAGCTTGTTGCTTCTGCATCTCAGCTAAAGCAGCTTTTTCACTAGACTCAGCGTTTGCTTGAGCTTGAGCTTGTATATTAGCTTGTGCAGCTTGCTGGTCTCTTTTTTGTTTAGCTTTTCTTCTTTGCTTTAACATTTGATTAGCAAGTTTAATATTGTTAATCTCTCTTAAATCAATAGCATCTTCTAAATCAATACCACCAGTTTTTAAAGCTATTTGAATATTTTGTTCTAACACTTGCTTTTCTTCTTCATCAGGCTCTAGCTCTAAGAATATACCAAAATCGTGTATATTTAAATCAGATAATTCATCTAATGTAGCTACATTGTACCTTGATATACTATTTTCTAAAGCTTGTCTAGTAAAAGGAAATTCTAAAGAATCAGAAACTCTTAATGACACATTTTCGCATGTTCTAGATGTAAGATACAACATTGCTTGTAATAAGTGTCTAGTTGCAGTGTTTGAGTTAGCAGCGGCTAGTTTTTGTAATCCTACTAAAGCGTTTTTATCAGGAGTACTACCATCTCTTGCTTCATTAAGTCCCGTTACATCTCTTATCATTTGTAAATAATATTGATAAGTTTGTATTAGACTTTGTATTTTAGCGCCGCCTGATCCAGTCTGTAATTCTTGTATTGGAACTTTACCTCTGTTAGGATCACCATCTTGAGTTAAACTTCTACCTACGATAGAACCAGTTTGAAAATACATATTCAAAGCCTCAGCTGGGTTGTAGTTAGTGCCATTACCTAAATCTACTTCTGCTAAGCCATCCATGTCTAGATAAACACCATCAGGCACTACTCTAGATAATACTTGCTGTATCTTTAAATGAGTTAATTGAATCATATCAGCAAATCCAGTTATACGATTTACTAATGAATCAATTTTGCCTTTGTACATTCTAGGCGCACAAATACTATAGTTCATTTTAACTTTAGTAGTATCTGCGCTAGGTCTAGTCATATTTTCAGCTAACTCCCATTTTAACATCATAGGATGCCCTAGTATTTTAGCTCCACTATATAAAGTTTCTATAGTTCTAGATACTCTATCAAACTTGTCATTTTTAGGTGGATTAAAAGTATCTGACTTTTCTAATGCTTTTTCTAAACCTGTATTAGTTTCTTTTATTTTAAACACTTGATCTGAATAGGTTTTATATTCAAAATAAACTACTTGAACAGTTTGTTGATCACTTCTACCATTCCAATTTCTTAAATACTCAGAGTTACCAGGATACTTTTGTATAGTCTCCATTTCTTCATCTGTAAGGTAAGGAAACTGCATTTTTAAATCTGATAAAGATATTGATTTAACTTCACCAGCGTAGTATATATCCTCGAAATTAGGATCTTCTGTATATGAATAAACTAAAGCAGCGGGATCTACGTAGTCTATAACTACGCCCTCTGCTTTATTCCAATTAGTTTTTACAGCACCTATACCTAAAACAGTTAAATCTTGACAAAACCTGCGCCTTGTTAAATCATATCTATTTCTATTTAATATATCTGTTATAACTTCTTCTTCAGCTATTTCTATAGACTGCTTGTAGTCTAACTGTAAATGTAACTGTAACTCCTCTTCACTTTCTAAACCTAGTTCTTTACTAGCCTTGCTTTGCATTTCAACTCCTAAAGTTTCTCTTAATTGTTGTATTAAATCTCTTTCTTTAACATCGCGCATTAGCTCTTTGGCATACTCTGTTCTTTTATTAGTTGAAAAAGGATCCACTGCAAAAGCTTTTATTTCGTAATTTCTTTGAGACATGCCGTTAACAACAATGTCTACAAACTTAGATATAACAGGGACTGGTTTCCAGTCTAGGTTTAAGTAAGATAAATCGCCGTTTATAGCTAGTTCATCTTTGTATTTTTGAACAGGTTGTTCGCCTCTTGAGTATAATCTTAAACTATGGTAGTTAGCATAATTAGTAGCATAACCACTCGTGCCAGCACCACCTCTGTAATTCCTAAACCATTCTCCTTCTATAGCTCTACCGACAGCAAGACCATATTCTAAAGTAGCTTTCTCTGCGTCAGGCACTACCTGGCTTGGGAATGAACTATTATTATTATAAGAAATCTGATTCATTTATTTATTTTATTATTTTTGAAACATCTCCATTGTTATTGTATCTTTTAAAACCTAAGCTTATAGGTTTATAATTTTTTTCAGGAGTTGGTCTATATCTGTTTTTGTTACAAGCCATTATAGCAAGACCAGAACTTATTGTTGCATCGTGCTTAGTTCTGTTATTTATATTAAACTTACTCCAGTCTTCTAAAGTATTGTGAAAATAAATATCTCCATATCCTTCTTGTAAAGCACCTACATAAGTTTCTATATAAGACTCTATAGCTGCGGCATGCGCTTGTTTAATGTCTTCACTTGAATTAGGTATACCACCTATTTCTTTTTCTGTTGTTGAAAGTTTATTCCAAATTTTATCAGGACGATTCATTGAAAAACCTCTATAACCTCTACGTTTAAAATAATAAAGTAATCTAGGTTTATTATTT